TTCACAAACTTCTTAACTGACAATAGCAAGGTAATAACTACTAGTATAAAAGTAATAATAAGACTAGCTAAATATGTCGGGGTGTATAAGTTGTTAATAATGGCTCTACCTACATTACAAAGAATATGGACAGCTACATTAGCATCTACAACAACAGTATCAACAGCAGCAGCAGTAGCCACTAATGTACTTGCGGGAGCTATGGGTAGACTAAAACTTGCTTTTAATGCACTAGTAGCCTCTACAGGTATTGGATTGGTAGTTATTGCACTTACTGAAGGAGCTATGGCTCTTATGAGGTGGGCTACTGCTACAGATGATGTTGTTATAGCTACAGAAGAATTTATTGAAGTTGAAGGGAAATTACAGAAAATAGTTGATGACACTAATACTATTATGAATCAAAGGTATGCTGATACTAAAAAGGGAGCTGAAGATGCTGTTCAGGGAATACTGTCAGAAATACAAGAAAGAAAAAACTTACTAAATCAAGGGAGTATTAATTTAGGGACATTTTTAGGGCAAAGTAAAGTAATGTCAAAAGAAGAAAAGGATGCTTATGATAAATCTATTTCAAGATTGAATACTAGATTAGCTTTAGAAACAAGAAATCTTACTGAAATAACAAAAAGAGATTTCATTAAATCTCAGCAAGAAAAAGACCTACTGTATATTCAAGAAAAGAAACTTAAGAATGCAAAAGCCATTTCAGTAACAAATGAAAAAGATTTAGCAGCTAAAAATAAATTAGTAAAATCTATAGGGGCGGAAATATCAAGACTAAAATCTTTAGGCATAGAGAAGAAAGAAAATAATAAAAAATCTAAAGTAGATAACACTCTTGCTTGGGCTAAAGTAGATTTAATGAAAGAAGTTTTAGCGGGTACTAAAAACTTAAAAGATGCAGAGAGAGAGTTACGTAATATGGCTCTGTTAAGGTTAGAGGCTGACTTAGCATCACTACCTGTAACTGTAATGAACGGTCAAGTAAGATTAGAGATTGAGCAGAAAATCATAGACCTTAAACTTAAAAATCAAAAAGAAACTGAGAAAGGAGCTAAAAAAGAGGCTAAGACTAGAGAAGATAGCATTAAAGATTTAAGTGATTTAGGAAGTGCATTACAAGAGGTTGCAGGAGAGAATAAAGCTTTAAATGGAGTTAAGAAGGCAGGAGAAGCTATAACAAGAACAGCAGCAATAGCAGAATCTATTTTAAATTTAGAGAAATCAATAGGAGTCATTATTGATGGAAAATCTACTGTAGCTAAATTACTTGGCATAAAAACTACAATAGCAAGTACTGCAGCGACAGCAGCAGAAGCTGTAGTAGAAACAGCAGCCATTGTGCCTGCAGTAGCGTTAGGAGCAGCAAAACAAGCAAAACTACCATTCCCTTGGAACCTTGTGGCGATTGCAGGAACTATAGCGGTATTAGGAAAGATTATGGGTATGTTTGAAGATGGAGGAATTATTAGTGATGGTAAGAAGTTTGCTAATGGAGGAATGGTTCACGGAGCAAGTCACGCAAATGGTGGAGTTAAGTTTGCGGTAGGAGGCAGGGTAAATGAGTTAGAGGGAGGAGAGGCAGTTATAAATAAAAGAAGTACAGCAATGTTTAGAAATGAATTATCATCTATGAACGAACAAGGTGGTGGTGTTAAATTTGCTGATGGAGGATTAACTAGTTCTCCTGCCTTTACTGAATCTCAATTTAATGCTTCTAATCAATCTCAAATGATAGGAGCAATGAACGGTCAAAGAAAAGTAGTAGTATTGGAGGCTGACATAACAGATAGCCAATCAACAGTTAGTGTAATTCAAGCAAATGCAACCTTTTAAAATATAAACAAATGTTTGTTGATAAAAAAGTAAAGAAAGATAGACTAGATACCTGTAAAAAATGCGACTTTTACAGGAACTTCGCAATGCTGAAGTATCCTAAGTGGACTAAAGGAGCAAGATGCGGAAAGTGCAGTTGCTTCTTAGACGCTAAAACGACTCTTACTAAAGAGTATTTTGGAGAATGTCCTCTAGGTAAATGGAAAGAATAATAATTAAACAATAATAATATGGATTACAAATCAATAGTTAAGGATTACGACCAAGAACAAAAAGATAGTATTGTTAACTTTGCTAAGCTTAACAGGGATAAGATGCATTTAGATAATGAATATCATTCAGGAGCATTGAATTCATTCTTTACATTGTGGGGTCAGAAATTCCCTAACATAAGACAATCTAAAAACTGCAAGGGATGTAGGAAATCAGTATGTCATTTCTTTCACAATGTAGCTGACTTTATATCTGAAGATGAAATAAAAAAAAGAGAGGTTGTAGTTGAAACGGTTAAAGTTAAGATTAAAACCAAAGTAAAGAAAAAAGTTTCATCTAAAAAATAAACTATGGCTAAGAAACAAAATACTATAGAGGTTGTTGAGGAGTATATGGAGGTATTAGATATGGAGGTTAAGAAAAGATTTATAGAGCCTACTTCTAAAGATACTATTAGACATTTAATTGAGAAGGGGATTATAGCTCCTAAGATTCTTCGAAATTATATGATAATCTACGACTTTGATTGTATGCTTAGATTCAATGAAGGCAACAGAACACATACTTTTATGGATTTATCTATCAAATATGAAATATCAGAAAGGCAAGCTCAAAGTGTAGTTTATAAGGAGAGAAGAAAGCAAAGTAAGTCTGAAAATATCACATATTAAAATTTGTTCCAAAAACTGCGTAAGATTGTCATAGCATAAAATTACTTTTGCTACTATGAATGAAAATTGGTACAATATAAAGTCAAAGGCATCTAAAGATGTTACTGATGTTTACATTTTTGATGAGATAGGGACTTTCGGAGTAAATGCACAAGGATTCATTGAAGAAATCAAATCTTTTAAGGACTCCCCAATAAATTTGCACATTAATTGTGTGGGCGGAGATGTATTTGATGGAATGGCAATCTACAACATTATAAAGAAAAGAACTGCAACTACTACAGTGTACATTGAAGGTATAGCTGCTAGTATGGGTAGTGTTATTGCGTTGGCTGCTGATAAGGTTGTTATGGCAGAAAACTCTTTATTTATGATTCACAATGCTTGGGGTGGAGCAATGGGAGAAGCTAAAGAAATGAAAAAGACAGCAGCTCTATTAGATAAGATTAGTGGGGAAATTGCTGACATCTATGTTAAAAAGACAAAATTACCTTACGATAAGGTAAAAGAAATGATGGATGAGGAAACTTGGTTGAATGCTGAAGAAGCACTTGAGCTAGGTTTTATTGATTCTATCTCGGATGCTATTAAAGTGGCAGCCAAATATGATGTTTCTAAGTTTAAAAATATAACGAACAAAGAAATAAAAAACAAATTAAGTATTAATATAAAAAGTAAAAAAATGACTGATGAGTTAAAAACTTGGTTTAACGGGAAAGTTGAAGATATTATCGCTAGAGTAAAAAGCGAAAATGTTGAGGCTAACTCTAAATCAACAATCGAAGTTGCTATGTCTGATGAAGCTGAAATTCTAAACAAATTTTCAGATTTTGAAAGTAAAGTAGCTGAAATTAGTGGGTCTGTAACTGAATTAGAAGGAGAAAAAGAAACTCTAACTATGGAAGTTGAAAGACTTAACGCTTTATTAAGTAAAGCAGATGCAAAGGGAACTGAAATTTCTACAGATGGCGACCCTGCAGTAGTATTAGAAAACAAAGTAGAAGATAAAGATGCTGCATTTTGGAATGGAATGTTAGCGAAAATAAATTTATAATAATTAAAAGAAAAATAAAATGGCAAATGTAGCACTACAAGCAGGAGGTACCTTAGCATATAACGGTACTTATGCATCTAAGATTCTCTTAGAACCAATGTTCCACTCGGATGATATAATGAGAAATTACACTATCTATCCAAATGTGAAATACAAGCAAAATATAGTAATGGCTCCAAGTTTAAGCAGTATTACTGCAGTAAATGATGGATGTACAGCAGTAAACGCAAATTGCGACCCTGCAGGATTCACAGTTACTCAAAAACAAATAGTAGTATCTAATGTTGCAGTTAAACAAACTCAATGTTGGGCAGAGTTCAAGGACTCAGTAATAGTAGAGTCTTATAGAAATGGTGTTAATATGCCTGATTTAACAGGAACTCAATTAGCACAAGTTATCATCGACAGAGTAAGAGAAGGTATTAAGTCTGATATGGTAAGAAATATGTGGGCAGGAGATACAGCAGCAGGAGTAATTGCTATTGACTGTACTTATGACTCAATGGGAGATGGTCTATGGGTTAAATTATCAGCAGGAAATGCAATTAACGGAACTCAGTTAAGAGAAGTGCAAGGAACTTTAGGTGCAGCAAACGCAGCTTATATTACTGTAGGAGCTACTTTACCTGCAGCAGATGCTATTCTTTTATTAGAAGATGTATTTAATACTGCTTCTGCAGCATTAGCACAGGTACCTGCTTCAGAGAAAAGAATTTTCTGTACTCCAAATGTATACAACGCTTGGTATAGTGCCTTAACTCAAGTTGCTTCAGCAGGAGCAGTTGATTATGGACATTCAGAAGCTCAAACAGGAAAAGCAAGATTATACTTCAGAGGAGTAGAGTTAGTTCCTATGTATGAGTGGGATTCAGCTCTTACTGCTTTAGCAGGAGCAACTTTCCCTGCATTATTTACAGCAGCAACAGCAGCGATTGATGCTACTGCAGGATGTATCTATGTAGCTAAGGAAAACTTACTTATTGGTACTGATGTTTCTTCTCCTGAGAACGAAATGAAAATGTTCTATGATGAGATTACTGACAAGATGTACATTAGAGCAGGGTTTACTATGGGCTTCCAATATGGTTGGAATGCTTTAGTTAACGGTTCTATGTTAGTAGACTAATTTAATAGTAAATAGGGTGGGAGAAATTCCACCCTAAATACTTTTCTTAATTTTAAAAATAAAATAAAATGGCAATAACAACAGGAATTAATATAAATTGTTCCGATATAGTAGGGGCAGGAGGAATTAGGAATGTACTTATTAGGACTTGGACTTCAGGAGATACTATAGCATACACTAACACTTCAACATCACACGCTATATCAAGTATTACAGATACGGGTGGTTCAACAGCTACTTGGTATAATTATGAGTTTAAGAATGAATTACCTTCTCTAACTGTTACTGCAGCAAAAGAAAATGGTTCAACTTCTTATGAGTGTGCTTTAACATTTATGATGCCTGATATGGATTTAGGTAAATCAGCGGCATTGCAAGGTCTTATGGATACTTGTATGATGGTAATAGCAGTAGGTAATAATGGAAAGGCTTATGTTTTAGGGGTAAGTCAAAAATACAGCAATGAGAAGGCTACACTTCGTAATCAAACTTATGCTAGTATGACAGGAGCGGAAGGAGCTACAGGAGCAGGAATAAATGATGATAATGGTTGGACTGTAACTATGGGATGTAAGCAATGGGAAGCACCTAGACTTTATAGTGGAAGTTTATCATTATATACTAATGCGGGTTCAGGAACAGGAACGTCTACTACTACATAATAATTAATTAATTAATAAAAAAATAAAATAATATGGCAATAGCAGACGGAATGCAAATTAATTGTTCAGACTTACAAGCAGTAGGTGGAACAAGATATATAGCGATAAGACAGCACACGGCTACGGATGAGATAACTTTTAATAATACTGACCACACAATTACAGCTATAGATGAAGCTGCAGCTACAGGAGCTAATTGGGGTGTATTTGAGAGTAGAATTGAATCTTCTTCTTTAACAATATCGGGAACTAACGAGGGGAAAGAGTTCTCAACTTATGAGTGTACTTTATCTTGGTTTATACCGGGATTCACAACGGCTCAATTTAATCAACTTTATAAGTTTGATGGAGATTGTTTAATGGCTTTAATAGTAGATAATAATGATAATCCTTCAGGAACAACATTGCCTACTACTGACCAAGCTCATAATAAAGTAATAGGGGTTTCAAATACTTTACCAAATCAAGATACAAATTCAAGTGATAGAACTCAACAATGGTGTAGATTACAGTCAGTTGAAGGGGGAACAGGAGCTGCTTTCTCTGATGAGATTGGAGTAACTATAACTCTTGTTGCAACTCAGTATGAGATACCTAGACAATATGCGGGTGTTATAACTATTGATACTGATGGTTTAGGACTAGCAACAACATAATAACAAGTTTATATATAAGGAGGTGTTAGTTAATAACACTTCCTTATTAATATCTTTTTTAATATGTGTGATTGTAATACGGAAAAAAGTTTAATTTTGATAAATATATATTTAGAAATGGCAGAATACAAAATAAATAGTAAAGCTCAGAAAGGATTAAGACTTGCAGGAAAGAATGAAGAAAGTCTTGGTAAGGAGTTTGTAGATTTTAGAGGAGAATTAAGTCAAGCTGATTTAGCTTACGCTTACGAAGAATTACATATAACTGATTGGATAGATAAAACTGATAAAGTAAATGAAAAAGCAACAACCAAAAAATCAACAACCAAAAAATCAACAACAATTACGGAAGACTCAGAAGAAGAATAACACTTTCGAGTTCGGAGTATTTGATTTAACAGTTCCACCTAGTATTACTGAAGTAAAAGACCTTAAGGCTCTTAGTAGTGATTGGGTTCCTTTTGGAGAAGACAACCTATTTCCTCAGTATTTAGCAGAGCTAAAGAGAAAGTCGTCTACACATAGAAGTGTATTGGCTCAAAAGACTGTATTTACTAGTGGTGCTAAATTCGTTTGCGAGAACGAAGCACTAAAGGATTTTATTGAGGATGTAAATGCTGATAAAGAATCTTTAAGGGATATATTTAAAAAATTAGCTGATGACTATTATACTTTCGGTAACGCATATATGGAGTGTGTTATATATGATGGCGGTGTAAATCTATATCATTTAGATGCTACAACTGTTAGAATGTCAAAAAGCAAGAAAGAAGTATACATCAATCCTGATTGGTGTAAGTATTGGAATAACGATACAAAAATAAAAAGACTACCTCTGTATCCTAGAGTAGCACATAACAAGTTTGTAGTTCACTTTAAAGACTACGAACCTACATTCAACTTTTACGGACTTCCTGATTATGTAGCGGCACTAGAGCATATCTGTGTTGATTACGAAATTGGTAAATGGAATCATACTAAATTCTTAAACGGATTTCAACCTTCAGCTATCGTAGAGATTAGTGGGGATATGGGAGAAGAAGAAGCTCAAAAGATGGTTCACGAAGCTCAAAAGAAATTTGTAGGGGAAGGTAATAACGGAAAAATCTTATTTATAGTAAAGAATGGGGATTCATCTCCTGCTAATGTTCAGATTATAAAAGATGACCAAGAAGGAAGTTGGATTGATTTACAACAGATTACAGACCAAAATATAATAACTGCTAATAGATGGCAGCCTTCATTGTCAGGTATTGTTAGTTCAGGTAAAATGAACAATTCAGGAAGTGAAATTAGAATTGCTTATGATTTAGTAATGACTACAGTAATTAGAGATACTTCTGAGTTATTATTGAATGGAATTAGAACGGTTCTGTATAATGAGATGGGCTTTGACCCTAGAGATTTAAAAATTCATTACGAGCCACCAATCTCTTATTCTAATGACGTTGACATTAAGCAGATTTTAACTATAAACGAACAAAGAAGATTGATAGATGAGGATTTACCAATGTTAGAAGATGGAGATATGTTTGTTGCAGATAGAGAAGTAATAGTAGTTGAAAAAGATGAGGATGGAGATGGAGAGATTGACACAAAGAAGGAAATAACTGTAGAGCAATAAGATATGGGTAATACTAGACAATATACAACATTAGTAAGTGCAGGAGAGGTAATTGAAAAGACCTTTACTAATAAGAATACTGACCCTGTGTTAGTTTCTGAAAACACTATTGTATTATCTGAATTAGCACATATTAGACCTTTACTTGGAGATAAGTTTTATGCAGAGTTAAAGCTGCAGCACAACAATGGAACTTTAAATGCTGCAAATCAGACGTTTATGACCTACTACTTAGAGGATTGTCTTTCTTGGTTTGTTAGGTTTGAGGTTGTTAATGACATTATGAGTAATATTACTTCTAGCGGAGTAGTTAATAACATAGATGAATTTTCAAGAATTATAAGTCAAGATGTATATAATACATTTAAGCAAGATACATATAGGAAGGCAGATATTTTTGCTTCTGATATGACAGATTTTTTAAATGGCACCGACCAAACAGGTTTATATCCTACATACGCTAGTAATAGACCTAAGAGTATGAGTGATACTTATAAGAATCACGGAATGATATTCTATGATAGTATATATGGGTATAATGGGGTAGATGGTTGTAATAATTGTGGTAATCCTTACGTAAGAGGGGAATCAAATTGTAATTGTTAAAATAATATAATATGGCTGCAAACGAACATAAAAATTTACAAGATGCTAATAGGCATAATCCTTTAGGTTATGAAGGTGCTGCTAATGAAACTGTTCTATCTAAAGGTGCAGGTTCTAGTGCTGAGGCTAGGGATGGTAATTTGCAATGGGCTGCTCGTTCAACTATGGGGGTAACTAATTACAAGATGCAGGGTTATCTACCGACAGCAAACATTAACTTTCAGCACGGAGAGGATATAGCTGATAATAAGTCGCCATTTATAATAGATGTTAGTTATGGAAGTCCTACGGTAGCAGGAGGAAGTTTATCTCCAACAACTTTCTTTAGAATTGGTCATAGTTTTGTTGCTCCTGAAAACGCTAATGTATCTTCTATTGCAGGATGGGTTACTTGCAACAGAGATGAAACAATAACGATTTCTATTTGTAAAGTTTCTCCTATAGCGGGTTCTACTGCTAATATAGTTCCTACTATAATTGATGAATTTGAAGTGATAGGAGAGGGAAATAACAGTTTACTTGTAAGAGTAGATGAAACAGAGATAACTACTCCTTTAATTAGAGAAGGGGACATTATATTCCCAATGGTAAAACAGGCAGATGAGGTAACTGCTTCATCTATATATATGAATTTGTCGGTTCAAACAATGACATTTACACCACAAATAACATAATGACAACAAAGGAAGAAATAGTTTCAATGAAGAAAGATATAAGCTCTATTAACAGCAAGATGAATAGCATAGACTCAAAATTAGATATGCTTACGGAAAAACTATTGAATCCTGATACAGGAGTTACAGCTAGAGTCAATAGAAATACAGCAATGAGAAAGGTTTTAGTAAGAGCAATGTGGGTTATATACACTATAACTATAGGTGCTGTAATAAAGTTATTTACATCATAATGTGCTTTTCTAGAAATAAAAAGGAAGATGTAAGTAAGGCTAATTTACTGATAATCAGGGATAATTTTTCTGATAAATCAGTTATAGGTAAACTTTATTGCAATGGAGAATTTATTTCACATACTTTAGAATTAGCTTGGAAAGACAACCAAAAAAACGTATCTTGTATTCCTAAAGGAGAATATAAATGCAGGGTTAGATTGCCTAGAGAAAGTGCAACAAGAGATTATATTCACTTGTTAGTTGAAGATGTAAAAGACAGGTCATACGTGTTATTTCATCGGGGTAACACTCCATCTGACAGTCAAGGATGTATATTAACAGGAACTCACAGAGCAGGAGAGCCTGATACGATTTTAGAAAGTAGGATAGCTCATACTTATTTGATGGATTATTTATTAGAAAATCAATTAAGTGAAAACATAAGTTTAATAATTAAAAATAGATAAAAAAATGAGGACAAATATTGCAGATAACACACTACTCCTTGAGATGCTAGGTAAGGGTAACGGAACAGAGGTTTTTACAACTGCTGCTCAAACTACTAAAGATTGGTATTGTATATTCTTTCCTGTTGATTCAGTAATTGCAACTATAGCAGGTAATGCTGTAAATATTACTGCTTTAAATGGACAGAGCGTAAGTGCGGGAACTACATTGTTTCTTAACACTTCTGCTATCACTTTAACAAGTGGAATTGGAATTGGTTACCCTAACCATTAATACATATAGGTATGAGATTATCACTAGGAATATCATTACCTTCAAGTAACAAAGGAAACGTAACACCTACCAAGAAACTTGTAAATGCTTTTAAAGCAAGAGTTATTGCTGATGGTGGTAACTTTGAGGCTAAAGCTTGTTTAGATGCACAATTAGTAATATTAAATAATATACAATGAGTTTATTAGATGATGTAAGTATTGTAGTAACACCAAACGGATATAAGGCAGGAGAACTATATGCAGTTGTTCCTGTACCTGCTGAGGGTTCTGAACAAGTAACTAATGGGGATTTTTCTAATGGAGAAACAGGTTGGTCGTTTGGAGATGATTGGAGTGTAGTAGGAGGACAAGCAACAACAACAGGAGCGTTACTAACCTCAATAAATCAAAATGCATTGGTTGAAGGAACAAATAGATTGACTTTTGATATTATATCAGGAGGAGCTTTAATATACACAAACTATCCATCATTCTCATTGAAAGCAGATTTCTCTACAACAGGAACGCACACAATAGATTTAGAATCAGATGGTATTGGTTCAAATAGGACACTATATATATATAATAGATACGCAGGGAATAGTTCAACTATTGATAATGTTTCAGTAAAAGAAGTTGTAACTGTAAGTGCTGATATGGATGTTACAAGAGCAACAGCAGCAACAAGAGTAGATGAGAATGGATTAGTTAATTATGCTGAGATTATAGGAAGTGAGGAGATTACTAATGGAGATTTTGCAGATTGGACAGCAGATGTACCTGATAGTTGGTCTGTAGTAGATTCAGGAGATGCGTCAAGTAATGTTACTCAGAACCCTACAGGTCAATGTCAGATAATATCTGATGGAACACTAACCTATATACAGCAAAATAGTTTGGTTATTGGCGTAGATTATAGACTTCAATACGATATAACCAATTATGTAAGTGGATTATTATTATTGGATTTAACAGTAGACATACCACTTGAAACTTCAATTGGTTCTTATTCTGTTGATTTTACAGCTACAAGTGGGGGGTTTGTTATTAAACGACAAGGTGCTTGTAATGTTACAATAGACAAGATATCAGTAAAAGAAGTAACAAGAGATAACGTACCAAGAATAGACTACTCAGGAGGGGGTTGTCCTCATATATTAGCAGAACCACAGAGGACTAATTTGATTACTTATAGTGAGGATTTTAGTCAGTCGGCTTGGGTAAAAAGTGGAGTTACTCTAACTTCTAATTACTCTACATCACCTGACGGAACTTTAAATGCAACACGAGTAACAGGTTCAGCTTCAAGTTCAATGCTTCAATCGTTTGTTTACTTCAGCAATGAAAGTCAAACAGTTACAGTTTCGTTTTACGCTAAAGGTACAGGTAAATTTAGAATAAAGAATACACAGGGAAATGTTGTGGATAATTATTCTTCAAATTATGACGTTACAAGTGATTGGGAGAGATACAGTTATACAATAACTAATACTTCATCTTCAAGTGGTGTTCAAATAGTTGGCATTACAGGAAACAGTACAGGAGCTGCTTATGATTTAAGTATTTGGGGTATGCAGTTAGAGATTGGTTCTTATCCAACAAGTATAATTCCAACATCAGGTTCAACAGTAACTAGGAATCAAGACCAATTCTCAAGGGATGGTATATCAAGTTTAATTAATAGTGAGGAAGGTGTTTTGTTTTGGGAGGGTGTTGGTTTTATAAATGGAGGTTCAGAAATAATGTTATCGCTTAGTGATGGTACTTCAACTAATGTTATTCAATCAATACTTCATTCAACAGCAAGTAGAATTATTTTTAGAATAATCTTAGGTGGAGTTAATACTGTTAATCTATCAAGTTTTGATATTTCTCAAACTGAAAATTTAAAAATTGCTTTGAAATGGAAAGAAAATGATTTTGCATTATGGATAAATGGTGTAGAAAAAGCATCTTTAACAAGTGGAAGTACATTTTCAACAAATACTATTAATCAATTAAATTTTGCTGATAGTAATGGTGCTTCTAATGCTTTCTACGGCAAAGTAAAACAATTACAAGTCTACAAGACAGCTCTCTCAGACGAACAGCTTATACAACTTACAGGTACATCAGGAACTGACTTTTATGAATCATATGCAGAGATGGCTAGTGCATTAACATATACAATACAATAATGGCAAATCCAAGTTTAGAAATAGGTAATGGAAAGTGGGCAATAAAAGAAGATAGTCTTTTAGGTTATACAGAATTAGGTAATAATATTGCACCTGTAGAAATAGATATGACTAGAGCAACAGCAGGTACTAGAGTTAATTCAAGTGGCTTAGTTGAAACTGTTGAGTTGTTGGGTAGTGAAGATGTGGTTAATGGAGATTTTGCTACTGATAGTAATTGGACTAAAGGAACAGGTTGGACTGTATCAGGTGGAAATGCTAATAGTGATGGTTCAGGCACTTCTTTTTTATATCAAACAATTTCAAATGTGCAAACAAAAAGTTTTCTTATAGAATATGAAGTTAAGAATTATGTAAGTGGTAGTGTTTCTGTTG